CTTTTTTCGGAGGATACTTCTTCGTATCGACCCTCGAATTCTCCCGATCGCGCTTTATCCACATACGAATAGTGGCGGCATAGTTTTTCTTGGGCTTCTTGCCTTCACTGTCAATCCAGTCGTTTATCTTCTCGATGCAATCATCTACGACCTGCTTGGTAAATTTCTGGCATAGGGTTTCGTAATCGGCAGTAGAAAGCTTGACGTTTGATCCATGTGAAATGAGATGTTCGTTGGGTCGTGCGACTTTAGGAGCGCCTATCTCTTTCTTATCTGATCTCATATCTCTGATCTCATAATCCTTATTATAGGATTTGCTGAAATCAGCACTTTGATTTGTGAGATTCTTACATTTCGAAATGTCACTTTTGGAAATTCGAATTTCCATTTTCGACAAATTAGTAGAAATATCTTTAACGCCAAATACCTCTAAGATTCTATCAACATTAAGTTTAAAGTATCTCTTTGGTGGTGCGCCTTTTAGGACATAAGTCACTAAACCCAGCAATTTCAAACGCCTCAAACATTTGGCTTGCGTCGATCGGGATAGGGTAGTTCTTTCTTGCATGTCATCGATGCAAGCGAAGAAATAAGTGGGGTCACCGTTTATGGTAGTAAGTTCGCCTTTATCTCGGTGATACTCGTATTTGCTGCAAAGATCTCCCAGGCAAATGCTTTCAAGGAGACCTATTTTGTGTGCGAGCGATCTGTTTATGGCTAAGAAGTTGTCGCCACGAAGAAGGGATAAGAGGCTAATTGGACTTGACATGAAGATTTGTCTCCAGAGATCTTGAGTTAATATTTCCCCCTCAGGTAAGATCTACTGAGGTCAATCCTGAGGAGGATTGGAGAGGCTCGCCGTTCCTACGCAGAACTATTGGCGGGCCTCGTGTTTTTCAAGGCCAGAGTATTCCTGGCGCAACAATTTTTCCTACAAAATAAACTTCAGACTTGATCAAAAAGTAAATCTCAGTCACCTTATGCCTTTAACCTAGGTGATTTATGGAAGTAATCGATGTCATGTTTGTCGTAGTATGTGTCTGTGGTTTTGGCATAGCGCTTTATCAGTTCCTAATCCTTAGCGAGTTGCGAGCAAATGTTGAGGATATCCTGAAAAAAGAGAAGTCTATTTCGACAGATATTGCGCACATAAGTCTTGCCATACTCAATATTGATAGGAAAACAAATTCCTGGAACGCAGATCTATCGGAAGTCATGCTCAAGCTAAATCAAAACCAGATAGTCGACAAAAAAAAAGCCCCCCAATCAAGAGGGGCACGTCCAGAACGCTAAATCAACCGTAATCGGATCGGCCAACGGGACGCTCTGGTTCTTTCCCCGTTGTTAAGTGTTTAGGCCGTTATCAGTCAGCCATTTCTCGTAGCTTTCGACGAATCGCTTCATATTTGCCTCCGATTGCATCGCACTGACCATTACCTCTTCCTGAGTCTTCTTGAATTTATCCGCGCTGTAAGTGACGAAGTGGCATACCTGAGTAACCTGCTTGAGCTTGACACCTTTTTCTTGGAAGGATTTGATCAGGTCAAATTGGTTAGGATTTTCAGGCAGCAAAAAATCCTCCTCTTCCTTCTTCGGCTTGCGATGCTCTTTCATAGAATCCTCGCCATCGTCATCGAAGGTACTTACCCCCACCATCGAACTCAAAGAGTATCTCCTGCAGTAGGTTAGTGAACTACCCAAAGACTGTACGTCACCCTTACCTGCAGGAACTGGCATGATGCCTTTGATCCATTGGCCACTGGAATGCATCAGAATCGTGATCAGGCAGAGTTTTTCATTGATGACCTGTGTAGGCTGCACGAAGCTTAGTCCGTGCTTACAGAGGGCATCTCTGCATGAATCTCGTACTGCATGAAAATCTGCGTATTTGCTTTTGAAGTAGGGGTTGTTGCTGTCCTTGATCGCGCCTTCAATTTCACCCTGAGCTTTGGCTAAGGCAGTAGCCAATTCGTTGATTGTTTCTGATTGCATTTCATTCATACATCCCTTACCTTCGTTCGTGTACATCTGTACTCCTTATTTAAAATAGTGTTAATTTTGTTTCTAGCGTTCGCCCCCTGAGCGTCCTACTCAGGGGGAGTTTTCTCAGCTCATTAAATGTTTCACCGCATCTTCTTCTGAAGCGAATCCTTCATCTATTACTGTTTGTCCATTACATACATCCCAGCATTTTATGCGCCAAGGATTTATCTCAGCTTCTAGATCTTTCGATATGCTAAATTTTACGATTTGTTCTAGATTCACGTAAATCAAACTAGGGTGCGCTAAATTAGGATCTACCGTTCCCTTACATTTGTAAAAAGCTGCCATGGTGTCTCCTTTCTTGTTATTGTATATTCAGTCTGAATTCTAATCAAAGCATTTCGCATTATTTCTCTCATCCCAGTACTTATGTACCTCATCTATGCATCTTTCCATTACGATTGGATCGTATTCATAGACAAAGATTTTAGGAGGCGCTCCGACTATCATGTCATAGCCAAGGAACTCATGCTTGACACGCTTGGTCCTGAGCTGTATCCATTCCATACGGGAATTGACCGTAATGCCATTCTGCTTAAGTAGATAGCCATACATATGGGCTTGCATCTTCCATATGCTCATGCCATCACGTGAAAAAGATTCCTTAGCAGAGGTTTTGAAGTCAATAAGCTTGAGACCAAAAGCTACACTTTCGAATAGCACGGCATCAATTTGACCTGATAAATTTAGCTCAGGACATTTGAAGCGGGTCTCCATTATTTCGTACATGGGAAGGGCTTTATTGGCCCAGAGTTTATAGCTTTCGAAATAGCAAATTCTGCGATCCTCATCCATCGGAAAGTAGTCTTTGTCTACATGTGCCTTGATGGCTGTGTGGACATCAGTTCCGATCTCACATTTGTTCTTAAGCACATCTGGGTCAATGTGACCGAAGTCTTGAAGTCTTGATAAAATAGTGCTAACTCGTACGGGTTCCATATGCGTTCCTTTGTTTTACAGCTTGACGATAATATATCAGACTGAATAATATCAATCTGAAAATACAAGCGAGGGAGTATGAATCTTGATGAGTATATGAGAAAAAACAAGATGAATGCAGTGGAGTTTGCATCGTTTGCAGGCGTAAGCGTATTCAGCGTGCACAATTGGAAAGCGGGCGCTAGACCGTCTAGAATATATGTAAAACATTTAGAGGACATAACGAATGGAGACATCAAAGAAAGTGATTGGGCTGAGTACTGCAGAGCAAAGCAAGCTCGTAAGTGTAAGTCAAGTAAGCCGAAAGATTAATATTGGCATACAGGCTATTTACAAGGCAATCCGTGAAGGGAAGCTTGCGCATACCAAAGTGATGGTTGAGAAGAAACATCCTGCACAGAGTAACTACAAGTTGTTTACGACCTGGGAATGGGTTGAGGAATGGCGCTCGAAGCTTAATGATAAGACATTCCAGAGATGGAATGGAAAGCTTATGTATAACCAAGAGAAGGGTGAGATATCCACCGCGCAAGCGACCAAGATCTTAGGATGGACCAAGAACAAGTTTATGTATTACCTGAATAATGGACACATCAAGTATGTGCAGAAAGGGTATTACTATATACTTGATATTAAGGATGTTATGGAGTTTAAAGAGCGCATGGAACAACAGGCACAAGCTAAGGAGGCTTAAGATGCGAGTTATTAGGGAGTCGACAGATTATATTAAGTTTAAGAAACACTATCTCAACAGGGACATTGAGGAAAAGCATGTCATAAATTTGATGGAATGCATCAAGAAAGAGAATAAGTTGCATTGCCATCCGATACTTGTGAATGAGGATTTTGAGATCATTTCTGGCCAGCATCGATTTGAGGTGGCAAAGAGACTCAAGGTGCCGATTTATTATGTGGTTGATGAATGTACGGACGAACATATTTTGCAGGCGAATTGGGCGCAGAAAAAATGCACGAGCCGAGAAGGGTTAGAGTTTTATGTGAAGAAAAATAACACCCCAAGCTATCGGTTCCTTCAAGAGGTGATGCATTTGTGTGGCATATCTCTTAAGGCTGCAGTGTATCTTGTGAGTGGTATTACACATATCGCTATTAAGAAAATTCGCGCGGGAACCTATGAGATTAAAGACATTCCTCAGGAAAGAAAAGTTGTTGAGAGCTATCTTGACGTGCGAGGTCATTTATTGACTTTCGATATCGAGCCTAAGGCTATGTTTAATAACGCGCAATTTTGCTCGGCCTTTCGCAAAATGTACGATCACGGAGCTATGTGGGATTTGTTTAAGAAAAAAGTAAACATCCAATGGCACAAGATTAAGCATCAGCCTACAAGCGACAGATGGCTAGAAAATTTGCTCGCTGTCTACAACTTCAAAAATTCCTATAAATTAAATATTGACGAATAGCAAGTAATTTGTACACTCTGGATTCAGAGTGTACAAATGATTTTATTCGAGCTTCACACATTGCCTAAAAGCCAGAAACAGACTCAATACGGAAGAGGTACATTCTACGACCCATCACGCGAATACAAAGACGCGCTTATCTGGCAGATGAGGTCCTATGCACCTAAATCTCTTCTGGAAGGCCCTTTGAGTGTGGATCTGATGTTTTACTTGCCTGTGCCTAAAGGCGTGTCTAAAGTCAAATCTAGGCTCATGCTAGCCGGTCAGCTCTTTCCACATGTCCGACCTGATGTCGACAATCTCGCTTATGTCGTTACCAATGCCATGAAGATGGTATATTACAAAGATGATGCACAAATAATTGATCTTGCGATGCATAAGCGCTACCATGAAACACCAAAAATCGTTGTTAAAATCCTAACCATAGAGGAAATATGCCATTAAAAAAAGGTTCGAGCAAGAAAGTAATTTCGTCAAATATTAAGACGGAAGTCGCTGCAGGTAAGCCACAGAAGCAGGCGGTCGCCATTGCAATGTCCAAGGCTGGAAAATCTAAAAAGAAGAAATAGCATGAAGATTGAAAACTACAAATCAATTGACCGAGGTATGCTGGTAGCATCGTTCGATCTTACCATCGAAGAATGGGGCGTGACTTTTCGTAAGATCACACTCTTTGCCAAAAGCGATAAGCGCTGGATAAGCTTTCCATCACTTAAGTTTGATGGTTCGGATGGGAAGCCTGCGTATTATGCCTATGTTGTCATGGAGAAAGAAAAGAAGGAACGCATGGAAAAAGCTATCATGGTTTTACTCGATGCGAAGAACTACACCGTTGGTAAGGAAACTCCTGCAGCGACGGCTCAGGATGAGGAGTGCCCATTTTAACGATGACACCACAACAACGCAGGTCATACGGAATTAAATGCCGTAAGGCGCGCGAGGCTATGAAGGTGCCTAAAGGGGCGATTGCCTCAAAGCTAGGCCAACCTACATATTTGATTGAGCGCATTGAGATAGGCGAATTTGTGCTCTGGCACGAGAATGTGTACAAGAAACTTGAAGAGGTTCTTGGACTTACTTCTTGTGACGAGACTTCTCCACCTGTTTCAAAACCTTCTCCTTCGAAGGCTGTTTCTGCCCAATCACCTTCGGCTTAAGAGTCTCAGCCACATGCTTGTCGTGTGGCTTTGTTTCGCTTCTGTAGTTAACCATGTCTCCATACCTTCTAAAAATGACTTCATCCTGTTTTGGACGCTTTTTATCAGCAAACCAATCAAATGGAGTGTTATCTCTATATTTACTAAACCATAGCAAAAACTTTTCCCTATCAAAACTCATCCTTTCACATGACCCATAGTTGGATTGAGAGCATGTTTGTCTTCCTGATAGAACCAAGGGCCATGTTCAACAACTTCCAGACCGCGCGGAAAGTTGCTATCCCACACGATGTCTGCATCGGTATAACAGGTTGTTTCATGAGGAGGGGCATTGAGGTTATGCTCATTGCTTGTCTCCATGATGGGCGGACGATTGTGAATAGTTGCATGCAGTTCTTTTTTCATAGGCCTCCAATGAGATAAAAAAGGTTGGATAGGTTAAAGCCTATCACAAACCAGAGTGTGTTTTCAACGAATGCTATATTGCTAAAATATGGATTACGCATAGATACCTCTAAAAATGATAGCTCCTACAAGTACACCCATTATTAGCCAGAATAGAGCGGTAGGTATGCTATCGTCAAGAGGTTCCATTACTTTGCTCGCGGCGACTTAACCAAATCCAATGGCGGCACTATCGTCTTCATGGCAAACGCATCATACTTCACAATCGCAACGCTTGCGATCATGAGCGCTGTCACTTCGATAAGCTTCAAGCCAATGTCGACATAGTTGCTTGAGGTGCTCGGAATGTACGAACAGCTGCAGGACAACGGGATGCCATGTATTTGTCGTGCTGAGGTATAGGCTACATAAGACACAGCTAAGGACGCGACGCCCTGTCCTGCCTTGATTGCGCTACTTCTTGGATTAGCCCAGATATACTGTGCTGCATCGGATATGGGCTGTAAGCTAATGGTCATGTTTCCTCATGTGATTAAAATTGATATTGCTGCTCTAACGGTGGTAGGATTGGTTGTCCATGCTGGGCCCGTAAATTTCACCTCAATGTAATCTCCTGCAACAACTGCTATGCTCAGTGCTGTGTTGTTGAATAAATTGCTTACAGCCGTAAGTTGCAGAGTCGTAGTAACATTTGTGTCGGTTGTGTTGTTGAGTCGTATCGCTACCGTACAGTTTTGAGCTGATCCTAAAGTACCTGCAACGCCTATATTTCCATAGCATTTTGTAATAGTGCCTGCTATTGGAATGTAAAATCTAGTGGCAGCATTCCCAGAAGCGGTAATGCCTGTAAATGAAGTGTTTATTCCAAATGTTAAAAAATAAGTTTGTGAGTCAGCTGGATTACCTGATGCTGTTTTATTAAAGAATATTAGCTTTCCTGTACCAGTTGTACTCAATGTCTGGAAAGTAGGTAAGGCTGCTGCTCCATTGCTAGTCAGTAATTGTCCAGTAGTTCCGACGCTTGCGATGCTTTGAATTACTCCTGTGGATGTAGTACCACCGCAGAGAGCAGCATAAGCAGTTAAGGTAGCATCGCCTGTCCCTCCATTGGCAACTGTGAGAGGATTAGCCAAAGCTGAAAAGGCACCTGCACCATCATAACTTACTATGCCTGAAGACTTAAGGTTTATCGCATTATTTGTAGCCATGTTAAATCACCAATGCTGTTACTGATAAAGCTACTGTAGTCGGATTAGTCGTCCAAGTAGGACCAAGAACTGTAAATTCAATGTAATCTCCTGCAGTCACAGCAATACTTAATGCTGTATTGTTAAAAGCATTAGATGTTGCTGATGTAGCTACTGTGGTGCTGATATTCGTAGTAGTGGTTCCATTCAGTTTTATTGAGACAGTCGTGTTATTTGCAGATCCTAAGGTGCCCTGTACCGTAATCCCTCCGTAGGCAGCAACTATGGTTCCTGTTCGTGGTATGTAATATCTTGTATAATTTGTAGAGCCATTAGTCGTTATTGCAGTATCTTGCCCCATGATGACACTAAATCCATCTGCTGGGTTACCAGTTGTGGTTTGGAGATAAATAAAATATCCTCCAAGCGAAGAATATTGAAAAGTGGGGAGAGCGCCAGCTCCATTGCTAGTGAGGATTTGAGTTGACGATCCTACGCTAGCGATGCTTTGCACAGGATTTGTTGTTGTTGTACCACCGCATAAAACCGCATATGCCGTAAGAGATGAGTCACCAGTACCACCGTTTGCCACCGTAAGAGGATTCGCTAGAGCTGAGAAGGTACCAGCGCCATCGTAGGAAGCTATTCCTGAAGATTTAAGGTTTAATGCATTGTTAGTGGCCAAGTTTACCTCTTTTCATGTGGCTATAAGGGTTACGGAGACACCGAGGTTAAAGGGATTCGTAGCCCATGTAGGAGAAATAAATATTACATCAATAAAATCACCTGCCACAAGCGCCACACCAAGACTAGTTCCATTGAATGCTACATCGGTAGCTGTAAGTTGAATCGTCGTTTTTACATTTGTGTTGGTCGTATCATTTTTACGGATTGCCACGGTACAATTCTCAGCAGAACCAGGATTTGCTACATGGAAATTTCCATAGCAAGAATTTACTGTACAGGTAGATGTCATGTAAATTCTTGTGCGCGAAGTAGAAGTCGTGGTAGCTGACCAATCACTGCCACTTGCAAAATAATAAGTCGTTCCATCGACTGGACCAGAAGATACACCTGTTTGGATAAAAACCGCAAAACCTAGGGCAACAGTAGGGGCAGTCTGAAAAGTGGGCAATGTGCCAGCTCCATTGCTAGTGAGGATTTGATTGGCAGTTCCTACGCTTGCTATAGATTGTATGGCTGCTGTTGTGGTCGTTCCGCCGCAAAGAACGGCATATGCGGTTAAAGTAGCGTCACCAGTGCCACCATTAGCGACTGTCAATGGATTGGCCAATGCTGAGAAGGTACCAGCGCCATCGTAGGAAGCTATTCCTGAGCTCGTTAAGTTAATGCGATTAATTGTAGCCATTAAATTCCATTAGACAATGGTAAAGTTCCCTTCTAAAGCTGTAGCATTCCACACTGTGGAAGCACCAGCTACTACACATAATATTTTAATCCAGTCCCTGATATTGATACTTGTTATCGAACCACCCGCACCAACAGTCGTTGAACTCGTTCCAAGGAAGATTTGTTGGTTCGCGTTCTGTGCAATAGCCCACCCTGTGGCAGTATTTATACCGGTGATCTCTATGATGTCACCAATTGCCCCACTAGCCGGAAGAGTTATAGTCAAAGTACCAGCCTTATTACATATGTATCCATTCCCGGCAACTCCTGACTGATCTGCCGTAATGACTGTCCATGTAAGTCCTCCTCCACCAGTAGCTGCTTGCCAAGTGGGCAATGCAGCTGCACCATTACTGGTAAGCACTTGTGCTGCCGTACCAACACCTGAGACATTCTGAAAAGCTCCAGTAGCTGTAGTCCCTGCGCAGATGACAGAGTATGCAGTGAAAGTAACAGCCCCAGTGCCGCCACCAGCAACAACGGCATTTGTGAATGAGGGATCAACACCTGCGCCATTGCTTACTAATGGTATACCAGTAGCAGCTGATGGTGCTACGTTTGTTATGCCATTACTGGCAGCGCCAACGAGCACATAATTGGTAGTTGTAGTATCTGCTGTAAATGTTCCTGCTGCATCATATACAACTATGCCTGCTGTCTTAAGGTTGATGGCGTTGTTGGTTGCCATTATGAATTCCTTTTTTCAGTTAGCATTTTATTGCGGCAGGATTTGCAGCGGTTTGTGCGCCATTTTCCACCTTCTGTAGGGGTGAATTCTTCTATTGTCTTCATGATATTACAATCCTTACAAATTTTCTCTTTTGGTAAAGGTGCTCGTTTATCCTTATTCCAAGGAGTATAGCCTATTTTGGCTTCTGACAATTTTTTACGATGTTCTGCCGTAAATTTTTTTCCTCTATTATGATATCCACGCCCTTCAAGTTTCGCATGACATGATCCACATACAGTCATTCCATTAGAAATTTCATATCGAAGTTGCTCATTCATTTTCCAAGGTATCAAATGATGGGCTTCTAAATTTTCTGAAGTTCCACAATTTTTACATTTATGACCATCTCTTTCTCGCACCTCGTGTGACCACTTTTTCTGTTTCGCACAATTATATCTTTGCATATGACTCCTGTTTTAGGATCATTATGTACTTTTGTCAGAAACAATGCAACGCAAAATATGCCCTCTCAAGCCACTGTCCAGTTACCTTGAGCCGCATACGCACGCCACGTGGTGTCTGCGACAATACAAACCAAGAACATTGCATCACCAAGATTTATTGATGTCAGGCTGCCTGTATTTGCTGTTGCTGCCGAAGTGCCCAAATAAAGTTGACCTGGATTCGCACTCAAAAACTTGGCTCCTACCGCAGTATTCATATTCATGATGCCGATTACACTACCTACAGCTGCAGTTCCTGGCATGGTAAGCGTTAGCAAGCCGGCTTTGTTACATATGTAGGATGTGTTGATAGCAGCTGTTTGATCAGCTGTTATGATAACCCAGTTAACACCGCCAGCAGTACTATTTATGGCTAGAGCATTCGCTCCTAATGTGAATGTTATGCCGCCAGTTCCTGTGAGTGTAGCAAATGCTGGTGCAGCACCTGTAGCGCCTAATAAAACTTGACCATTTGTACCTACAGCTAATTGTGTAATAGAACTGGCTGTAGCCCCTCCAGTGTGGACTGCATATTGTGTAGAAGCATTTGTGATGAACGTTCCAGCTCCGTCGTAGCCGACAACACCATTTCCCGTAAGATTGATTGCGTTGTTTGTTGCCATATAATTCCTTTAAACAAAAGTTAAATTTCCCATTGATGAAAGTATCACCCAGGATAAATTGGCCACACGGCACACCATCCTAATGGAATCGCCCTGGCTTAAAGATGAAATACTGCCACCTGCACCAACTGTACTGATCTGATTGCCGTATTTTATGCTTTGGCCTGCACCTTGAGTCACTTGAAAGCCAGCAGAACCTTCAATGCTTATTTCTATAGTATCGCCAAGCACTGACACAGGAGGCAGCAGAAGAGCTAACACACCGCCAGCAGTACAAAAGTATCCATGCTGTACAGCTAAAGTCTGGTTGGCGCCTATAACTTCCCAAACAATCCCCGCTCCTGCGCCTGATCCATCTATATTGATGTTGCCTGCAGGATAAGAGATAACTACTCCACCAGAACCTGTGATGTGGCCAATCTTAATTTGTTGTGATGGGTGAGCGTTACCCGTACCTATGGCAAGATCGCCAAGACTTACGAATTCCCCATTGTGATCGAAAAGAGCGCCTGTAGGATCAGAGAAGTTTAGATTTGCTGCCCACATTGTCTGTACATCAAATCCAGGCACGAGTTACCTCGCATTTGTATAGGCTATGGAACCAGTAAAGAGATCTGGGAATATGTTGGCTGTTCCACTTCCTGCTGTAGCAATTATGCTAAAGAATGGTGAGAGATCATTATTATTCGTTGGAATATTTGTCGTTATAGCTGATCCCAAAGTCACAAGCGTAGAGGTTTTATTTCCAGCTTCAAAACTGACAGAAGTTGCATTAGCATTAACAACAATTCGTATGACTTGCCATCCAACAGCTACTGCTGTCGAGGAGTTTACGTTTGTTGCAGTGCTACTCTTTGAACAATTATAAGTCCAATTGCCAGAATTTAAATTATCACTATATTTTACCCAGATTCCGTTCGCAGGATCAGCTCCAGGTGTTGCATCATACATTCCGCATCTGACTATGAATCTTCCAGGAGCATTAGAGAGAAATGGAAGGTAAAAGTAATAGGTAAAAGTTAGAATTCCAGCGCCAATATAAAATGGACTAGAATTTCCGAAACCTGATGTACCAAACATGTTTAAGTCGGCATAACCAGATCCAGAAGCACCTGTGTTTAGTTGAATTTGTCCAGGATGATTGGCGAAAGTAACAATAGATGCTTGAGGCTGAATAACTGCTGATCCACCAGATATACTAAGTTGCCATGGACCAAATAAAGTTCCATTGGAAACCGCCCCTCTTCCACCCCAGATCATGTCATCAACATAAGTAAAACTTGTAGATGCAGAAGAAATAATTGATGGAGCTGTAATCGCTTGAAAGGTAGGGTCATTGCCTGCACCATTACTGGTTAAGACTTGTCCTGCTGTTCCTACTGCTGTAACTGTCACGTTTCCGGTGCCTTGACCGATAACTACTCCATTGGCAGTTAAGCTTGTTACTCCTGTTCCTCCATTGGGAACAGTTATGGTAGTACCATTCCAAGTTCCTGTGGTGACAGTACCTAGCGTCGTAAGTGAAGTCTGTCCTACATAATTTGCAGCAATATCAATAACTGGAGTTGCACCACCTGTAGAGGTAATGCGATTAGGTGTTCCTGATACGCTGGTTACTGTTCCTGCACCAGTTGATGTCCATGTAGGTGGAGATCCTGTTGTGGCAGTAAGAACTTGTCCAGTTGTGCCGTTAGCAAGATAGGAAGGAACACCTGCAGCACTTGTGATTAGGACGCCATTGTTAGCAGTGCTTAAGCCTGCAATGACATTATTTGATGAAGAATAAAGAATCTGATTTATTGTGCTAGTAGAAGGATAAGTTGCGGTACTATATGTAGGATCAGCTCCAGTATTTCCTTGAAGAACTTGACCTGTGCTTCCAGCTGCTGTGGCATTTATTGCACTTGTACTGTTACCAACAAGGACACCATGAATTGTGTAAGTCGTTGGTGTGATCGGACCAGCAACGTTTACTGTTGCAGTTCCACCAAGGGAAACTGGGCTTCCAGTGATATTGATGTTTGTCCCACTCGAAATTGTAATGGCACCGCTTCCGGAGAGAGCAGCATTTGGAACGGCCCCGAATGAGGGTATGCCACCATTTCCGAGGAGCACCGTATTAGCTGCGCCTTGTGCTGTGACAAGAATGGCTCCTGTTCCATTTCCATAAAGAATACCATTAGATGTGTAGGTTGTGGGTGATGGAGGTCCTGTTACTGCTATTGTAGCAGTTCCACCTAAAGCTAATGGAGAACCTGTTACTGTGATGTTTGCGCCATTAGACAGAGTTACAGCACCACTTCCAGGAAGAGCACCAGCAGGTACAGTTCCGAATGATGGATCAGCGCCTGTATTGCCTAGTAGGACGGTATTTGTTGTGCCTACAACTGAAGTAATGCCATTCGAGGCAGCGCCTACTAAAGTGGCATGGTTGGTAACGGTGACGCCTGTAAAATTGGAAGTGCCATCAAATTTAACCAGTCCTGCTGCTGTTATGTCGAGTGAGTTGGCGGGAGTTGGCATATATGTCCTTTAAGATAGACCCCAAGTACCTTCTGTCGATATTGAGTTCCAGGTTGATGATGCACTTCTGTAAACGAGGTAAAGCGAATCGCCTATCTTTGAGCTGGTTGCGGATCCAGCTACAGAAGAAGTTCCTGTGCCGAGGCGTATAGTTTGACCAGCATTGGCTTGTACAACAACAGCTCCTGCAGTATCAGCTTCTATGATCACTACATTGCCCTGTGACGGAAGAGCTGGTAAAGTTGCGGTTGCAGCGGCTGTGACAAAGTAGCCATTATTAGATGCTGCTGCAAATCCTATAGCCTCATCAGTCCAAGGAAAATTGCTAGCAACTGTCATGATTGTTACAGTATTTCCAACGCCAGATGTAGTAGTTCCACCTGCTCCAACGATATTTATGACGTTGGCAACGCTAGTCGCAGTGCCTGCATTCGTAACAAAATTTATCGGTACATTACTAGGTACGCTTGCCCCTACTAGAGCTATAATTCCAGCTTGTGACATCGTTCCTCACGTTGCATAGTAAGTGCTTAAATAGATACTTCCTGTAAGCGCCGCAGCAGCTTTCACATAGACTTGAGTATTTCTTGGTAGACAAAATTGGCAGTCCCACACCTTATTGGCTGTGATATCTATGAGCATAAATGTCATAGCAGGAATAAAATCACCATCTGTCACACCATCATAAGAAATAATTACATCGGATGCCGTATTGTTGGTAATTTTGAACATACGTATCGGATTATCTAATGGAGATCCAAGCGTCTGATATGTTCCGTCAAAGGACGCTCCTAGTCTTGATCTTAGCGGTTCGACAGAAAGTCTACTTTGTACAGCAGGCATATTTTACCCTTAATTTTGTCTTACGATGAAGTATGCGATTGTTGCATCGTCAAGAACATTACTTGAAGTCACTACGTAGTCAGATCCGTTATTAATCACATAGCTTAAGTGACCGGGTCCAGTACCTTGAGTGACGCGTGATAGGAAGATCCTATCTGCTGTCGCAATGTTTGTGTTGGCTTGTGTCTTAGTTCCACCAGCAAGCACAAAAGTACCAATGAAGTCAGTAATTGCTCCACCATTCATCTGAAACTGCGTTGCTACAGATCCTAGGATAAAGTTTGTGTTACATGTTACAGCGCCAGAACCAGAATTGACCACGACAGCAGTTGCACCAGTTACGTTACCGATAGTGATTGTGCGAGCTGCACCACCTGTACCAATGTTGATTCCAAATGCATTAGCAGCATTACCTATGTTGATAGCAGCTGCAGAGGAGTTAAGGCTTAGAGCGCCTACAGCATCAACTGTTAAGGCAGCACCACCAGATATAGCAATCACGCCAGATAAAGTGTTTCCGATAGTGATAGTGCCTGTTGAGGTGCCAGAGTTAATCGCTGTGTTGTTGTTTTGTGATACGTTGACGTTTGTTGGGCCGAGAACATTACTTGTGGTTAGTCCATCAGCGTTGCCAACGTTAAGGGTCTTGGTTCCAGTACCGGTCAAGAGGTTGACTGCCATGGTACCAGCAGCTCTATTGCCTGTAGCGATTGCTGTGGTATGTGTTCCGCTTGTTACAGCGCCTGTAGCGATGTTTGTTAGGACTTGACCTAGAGTTACACCACCAGAGTTGAGGTTGACGGTCTTGATGCTGTCTGCATTAGTTGTAGCACCACCTGTTCCAAGGTTAAGAGTGTCAGTTGTTGTAGCTACGACTACTGTGCCACCAGCAATTGTTGTAGTGCGGTTTGCAGAAGGAGCAACGTTACCTAGTCCAATCGTGATGACTCGTGGGTTATTGCCTATTGCGAGAGTACCGGTAGACGCAGTACCTGTTCCAGACATGATATTGACAGTAGTAGCCGCACCTGAAGCACCGTTAGCAATGCTGATTGTCTGAGCAGTGGTGTTGATGCCATTTCCGATAGTGATTGTATTGCCGTCTACACCGTTACCGATGTTGATTGCCTTAGCACCATTACCAGTAGCCGCATTAAGTGTAATTGTGCCTGCTGTAGCATTGCCAGAAAGGATATTTACAGTGGAATCAGCAGCTGATGCACCTGCTGCGATATTTACGATATGAGCACCAGCGTTTATGCCACTTCCAATATTTATTGTTTGTCCTGAAGCTGATGTGCTTCGACCAAGAGTGATAATACCAGCTCCAACAGTACCACCAAGAGTGATAGTACCTGTGGTCATTGCATTACCTAGTGTAATCGAACCAGCAGTCTGAGTATTTCCTATGACGATAGTATTAGCTCCCGAACCGCCTACAGTGATTACACGGGCAGTTGTGCCTATAGCTAGGTTAACTGCAGCAGCATCATTGTCAGAACCTAAGCCTAAAGTAGTTCCACCAGATTTGATATTGGCCGAACCATTCATGGTCACAAGACCAGTAGTAGTTGTTGCACCTGTTACATTAAACGCATCATCAAAAGTCACAACTCCTGTTACATCTAGAGTTCCTGGAATATCAGGAGAGCTTGTAAAAGCTGGATCAGCACCAGTAATGCCTGCTAACAGTTGCCCTGTAGTACCTGTGATAGGCGTTACTGCTCCTGTACCAGAACCTAACATAACGCCATGATCGGTGATCGTTGTAAGTCCTGTACCGCCTTCAGAAACAGTAATGGCATTCGTTAGAACGAAGGTGGTTGCAGTAAGAGTAGTGAATGTACCAGCATCAGGTGTCGTTCCACCAATAGGACCAGGAGCTGCTAGGATAGATGCGATATTTGTGGAGACTAATGCACGCGTGGAATCCACCTGTGAAGCAGCTTCGCCATTAGTTGCGATCTCGATTATACCTTTTGTCGTTGTGGTAGCATCAGGAGCACCCGCAGCAATCAAACCTGCTACACCAAATGGTGTACATGCGATTATACGACTTGTTCCAGTAGTAGTTTCTGCAGCAGTGGCTAGTCTAGTGACCCCTACAACTGCTTCTGTAGCATCTGGTGCACCTAGGTAGGCTAGTGGATTCGGATTTGGCATAGGATTTTCTCCTTAGAGATTAAGTGAAAACCCACAATAACAATTGTTGTAGATTACTACAATCTTTATGGGATACATATGGAAAATCTTGCGCACAATGACTATTAATGTCAGACTGATATCAAATTAGGAGGGGTGTATGGATTTCTTGACAGAGTTTCACTGTTCGAATTGTTGTCCGATGCGTTCTGAAGGATACAGCGCTTTAGGAGAAACGATCGGGGTAATATTTGCTTTGATAGGATTTGTTTTTACAATATTCTTCTTAATTAAATTCATATGCGGTATAAAATGATATTCTTATTATTTTGTCTGTGTTTAATAAGTGTTATGTTTGTTGTGTTTTTAGGAATATGTTCAATTTTTGAGGCAGAATGATTTTAGGTTTTTTTGGGACATTTTTATTTTTGTCATTTTTATGTGCAGGAGTAATACAATTGCGCTATGGAAATAAAGAATGATTACTCTTCTTGATCAACGCCTTCTTTTTTGATGGCTTCATCAAGATTTCTTATAGATTTGGTCACTGCACCAGCGTTTGCCGTGGCTGCTTGCTTTAACACATCAAGGTAATGATTTCGAAGTGTAGGGCTCTTCATGACTCGATAGATAAATTCACCTGTCTTAGCGGCTCCATACAATCCAGCTGTGGCAGCAATCGTACCAGGTATCGCGGCACCATATCCAAGAGCTGCTTCGCCAAAAAGCGTCAAAACAAAGTGAGAAGCACTTTTTGGAATATTTTTATGAATGAAATTAGTCAATTTTCTGCTTTGAGCTAAGGCAGCATAGGATTCGTTAGCTGACTTATGCGCTTTTAGAAATGCAGGATCAGCTTGTAGACTATTTCCATAATGCTCGATCTGGTCGTCTATAGCTTTTGAAAGTTTATTCAAGGCTGGCTTTTCATTCTTATGTAGCGTTGGATCGCCTCGTATCTCATTTAGGCGCCTTTTTTGCTTGATTAAGGCTTCTACGCCGACTTCACCATTTTGGACATCCTTAGCCATCTGCTCTGCTGTTCGTTCGACTAAAGAGGAGCTAGGGGTACGTACGTTGCTCTTTTGGATATCACCTAGAACGTCATCAATGCCTGTTTGGAGGGTCGAGCCGCTAGTTTTAGCGCCTTTGGGAATGAGACTTTCTTCTTGCTTGTAAAGATTGTCTATGAATTTGTTTGTACTGTTTTTGCCAACTTTTCTCAGGATAAGGTCGGTGAAGAACATCGCACCATTTTTTACGAGATCTTGCGTACCTTCATCTTTCGTCAGAAGTTTTGTGCCTTGTTTAGCGCCTTGTCCTGTGAGAGCTAAGCCAAGAGCTTTAAATACGTTGGTTCCTTTCGCTCCAGGCAAAGGATTGAGAAATGCGCCTACATCACCTGCAATTTCACGCTGGGCCTCTTCTCTTTTATTGCGAGGCTCAAATTCGCCACCGGTGAGTTCTTTTTCTTTTTCTCTGAAATACTCTGGAGTTTTGCCAGTCTCTCGAAATTTATCTGCAAATTTACGCATAGCTGGTAATTCTTGACCTGCAACTGCTTCAGAGACTTTTTCAATACCTGTCATAATGAGATTGTTTAGAGATGCTGGAGCACCAATAATATTTTCTAAGAGAGAGAGACTGGCTTGAGCAGTTTGTCGAATGCCAGATTTTAAGGTATCTTCAGGATGGACTCGATATTGCTCTAGATCAATAGAAGGAGCTTGTTCAGCAGTTTCAGGTGGAGGAGAAACTTCAGGCTTAACTCGATATTGCTCTAGATCAAATCCCGTATTCATGGAACCCTTTTCAAGTGTTGATTGGCGGAAATAGCTGCCGGTACTGCGCTCTCTGGAAGATCAAAAAATCCTCCTTGTCCGTCAGTAAGTCTAATCTTTCCTTCAGCTACTGGCTTGAGTTTCGCAGATTCTTGCTGGATTTTCTTTTCAGTAGATTTTGTTTTGGCTTCTTGAGTAGTACCGCCTTGACTCATTCTCGCTGCAAGACCGATAGCTTCATCACTTCCTTTGACGAACTCCTTATGTAGCTCATCCATCTTAGGTTTCATTCTAGCATAAACTTGATCTTGAAAGTCATATGGAAGCTTTTTGCCTGCTTTCTGATATTCACCTTTAAGTTTTTCAGCTTCTTCATACTCGAGCCGACCTGGAGCCAATAAAAGCTTCATATTTCTAGCGATGAGTTTGCGGCCTTCAACAGAGTTTTTCAGTTGAGGAAGTGTTGCAAGAAGTTGAGTGAATTCTTTTTCAAGGATGCGTCCAGTCCAGGAGGGAGGCAATTCCTTTGATAGCTCGCTGGAAAGCTTTTGAAGCTCTTCTTGTTTAGGATTTCCCCAAATTGATACAGGTATGCCTAATCTTTCCATAGCAGTGACAAAAGCAGGTTGAGATTCGGCAATATCAGGGTCCTCAGCAATTTCCAAAATCCTATCCAGGATCATACTCTGTCTTTGATAAGCTTTGTCGCCTTGAATGACACTTGATCTATAATCAGCAGACATTTCATAGGATTTTCCTAGCTGCTTTTCGGATTCAAGTACATTTTTCTGGCGTTGGTTTTCTTGTTTCTGGAGAACAGTACCAAGTGCAGGTTTTTTTAGAGATATCTGAGCAATCGCTTTATTTAATTCAGGACGCTCGAGAGTCTGAGCATTTGGAGCAGATTGATCAATCTGTCCTGCAGGAGGCTGTTCAGTCATCTGGCCTTGATTATTAACCTGTCCTTGATCAGTCATCTGAGCTTCTTGAGGACCATACATAGGACCTTTGAGAACATTCTGCAAGGGAGATTCTTGTCCCTGTTCTCCTGCTTGTCCTTGTCCGCCTTCTTGCAAAGTATTGTATTTCTGTAAAAGTTGACTTGTCTCACGAACTTCTTTTAATTTAATGAGATCAGCAGGTTTGCCATACTTGCGCACGTATTGATCTTCAGCAGAAGCCTTTTGAACTTCTGTTGCTTTAGGATCATTTATGACATCCAAGAGAGAGCTTTTTTTTGCTTTCTCATAGCTGGATTCATAGTTTTTCATTCCTTGGCGAAAGCTTTCTAGAAACTTATCACCAAAACTTGGGATGTAGGGAAGTACTTGTACCATAATTAACCTGCTTTACCTGCTCCACCAGCACTTTTACCAGCAGAATTACCAGCTGCTTCAATACCTGCAAGAGCAAGTGATTGAATGAATGGTGTGCTCTTTGGTGCGAATGCGTATTGATCTTTTGCTAGATTGATCTGAGCGCCTGGTATTCCTGCACTGAAAAGTTGCGATGCGGCATTTTGTCTTTGTCCATAAAGTTCCGATGCAGCGCCTCTTTGTTGTCCAAGAATGTCACTAAGTGCGCCATATTGAAGACCTTGTTGGCGTGCGCGCTCTGTACTATTCATACCAGCAATATTTTGTCCTATATCAAGGCCAAGTTGCTGGGATCTGTTGTAAAGATCGCCTTCTAGGCTTGTTCTGGCTTGAGTTAAGGCTTGATTAAGAGCAGAGCTGCCACGAGTGCCACGACCAAAAGTCTCATAGATTTGTGGCACTCCTTGCTGTTCAAACGCCTGCATTGCTTTCGCGCGCTCAGGTGCCATGACCCCTTCTGCTATTTTCTGACCTTTCTGGAGATCTTTTGCATAATCTGGCTTTTCATAGGCGGTGCCTTTAGGACCGAACATTTTCTGGATGTCTTTGTATGGGTCTTTGCTTTCGCTTATGTATCGTTTGATGTATTTGAGGCCATTCTCATCGAGCATTTTGGAGAATTTATCCATTGCCTTTTCTCGATAAGGCTCACCCTTACGAAGCATTTTGTAGCCTTCGCGAATAGTCTTCTTCTGTGTGCCTGTTATCGCTGTCTTCTTTGTATGACCACCGCTTGAACCCATAGTACCTCGTTAATTTTCTTCGTCAGGACGCTCTTGACTAACATATTCCATACAAACGTTTTTGGATAGCTTGAACCCTCGCTTCTCATAGTATTTAGGGTTGCGTGTCATCCAGAACGTTCGTGGACACTTAAGTCGTGCTATGATCTTGCCTATCAATTGCATCGCGAGACTTATTGCCTCTCCATTTTTCCAATACTTCTTATCTATAGAAAAGGTATTGACGAAGAGAGTTTTATCCAGCTGATTTACTTCCGCCCATAGATAGCCAACGATGCATTTTTCAGGATCATAAATGGCATAGAGAAGGTTGTCATCGTTATCAATGCTCGCGCGATCTTCTTGGAATAGGTAAAACTCTTCTGGGCTGAATGTTCGGCCTTTGACATGCTCTATAAGCTCTTCTGGGATAAGTCTCGGGACCAAGAGGCGCACCATGCGAAGGTCTTTTAGTTCGTAGGTATTTTTCATCTCTACCGTCATTGTGTTCCCATAATTCTTACGTTAAAATTGCCTATGAGCGTGCTTGGACCATCATGAAGGACTTGTATCGTTATTTCTCCCGTGGATGGAGGGCTGACATTATTCACAATCATAAGACCTATCGTAGACCAGGGAGCCACATTTCCATCTTGCTGGCTAAGCTCATATGTTAAGCCTTTTTGAAATATGTCGGCTTTATTGATAATTGTCGACACGCATGGCAGTCCAGGTGTTTGGCCAGATATGAGAATGAGGAACGAGCCGAAGAGCGGTAGATTCGGTATGGTCGTCGGTTTGTTCGTAATGGCCATGGTAAAAAAGATAAAGTCCCTATTATTGACAGCAAAAGCAATGTCTTCATACAGCCGCGTAAGGTATTGCATAAAGGTTTGAAGGTCGTCGGTATCGGGTACGATTGTTGACTGAGGTAGAAAAGGACGCTGAACAAGTGGCACACTCATGTAAATGTCCCTGGTGTTAGTCGGCCAGCTGGCATCGCATGCAAGATTTGTCCAAGGATCTTAAAGGTTCCGGCTGTTGTATATATGGGATTGTCATTTACGTCAAATCCGAGCAGGGTGGATATCTCCCACTGTATGAACTGGCCTACAAGATTGAGGTAGATTCGCTTCCACCCTGTTTGCATCTCAGGATTAGGGGAATTTAGGGTGAGTGTGGCTGATTTTGATATTGTTACAGAGTTATTTATATAAAAGTTGAAATTGATTTGTACCGAGGAATTTATTTCGTAATAGACATCGAGGTAGCCAAATCTCGATTTCTGGCCTTGAGCGACATAGGGGCTGAACTGCTTGGTAAGTGCGCTCGTAGGAATAGCGTTTGACACGTTAGGAGCTGTTAAGTCTACTGGGCCTATATTGAGCTGATAGACGAAGCCGTTTTGATCACCAGCAAGCAGGAGAGGGCTTCCTGATTGGTTAGCGTTGTTATTCCATGCCCAGTCTACCTGGCTCCATGTGTAGTTTGGGAAGATGCCATTAGGGCCAAAGTCTGCCCATGTAAGCTCGCGTGTGGTCGCGCCTATGCCTAGACAGGATAGGGTATTTTTCTTCAGTAAGTCTTGTGTAAGTAAGCCTAAGTTGGGCCTGAATATTGCCCAGGTATTTTCCAGATAGTTGTAGACTATGACTGAGTCGGATGTTTGGCTGTCCTGTTCTTCAGAAGGATAGAGCATCCAGGTCTGATTTAGACTGTCGAATTTCTGCGCAAAGCATTGAGCGAATTTCAAGAAGTTGATGTCTAGAAATTGGTCAATGATATTGATGTCGTAGCGATCTACGTTTATGCCGTCGCATGAAATAAGGCCTTTATTACCCATTGAAGTGCAGTACTGATCGTAAGAAACCGATCCGTAAGGGGCATTAGTGCTACGTGAATTGCTAATTTGTATGAAGCGATACGGGTCAAAAGCATTTCCTGTAAACCTAAATAACCAAGTTGAATTTGTGAAGAAGACTACAATGTCATTCCTCAAGAACTGAGCGCTCTGTATCCAGTCGCCTGTAGGTGCTGATATTGAACCACCATGGCCCGTGATGTCTTGCGCAAAGTCTGGAGGATTCATCGGCCTAGAGAAATAGATCCACTGGGCTTCTGGATTAGATAAAGGTACTCCAGACACTAATAGAGTCGGTCTTAGGAAAAGAAGCTGTTCTTGGAAGACTTTGACATCTAGAGTTGTGGCTATGTCGTTTACGTACTTGTTAACATTATCCAATGTGATGCCAAAAGGAGGCCGAGCAAGATAAGTTCCATCAAAGAGAGTAACGAAATCTTTATTATTTGTGAGGTAGAGAAACGCTTTTTGTTGGTCATTTGGCCTCCAATTCGTCGAATTAAAGAAGTTGGTGTTATTGCCGGTGAAGTAATCTCCTTGAAGGCTTGCAATGATCTCTACAGTGTAGTTTTTGGGCACATTTGCGTTGAATGGCACAATAATTACGCTAGTCGCGTAATTAATTGTGCTGGCGGTATTTTGGATGTCAGGTGGCCCTACAGCAGTAGCAGTCCAGTGCCCTAGAGTGCTAGTTTCTGCCACATCAGTAGTGCTTACGTATAATGAACCATCATCTTTGTAAACGTTCACAGTCAAGGAATAAGGGGCTAAGTTAATCCATTGAGTGGTTATGGAGCCTGTTGTTGCGGTAGTCCCAGTAAAGGTCCATATTGTTTGTCTGAAGGCCTCTATAGGTACGAACTGCAGTGTTGACTCATTGTACCAACTCGCGCGTCGTGTGTCCGCGACTACGAGGATTTGCTCATTTGTAGTCTCGTTTATGAATGTTTTGATACCCATGATAGGATTGTTAATATTGAGAAAGGCACTTGTTGGTACAAAATTATATTGGATGACTATAGGAACGTCTGCAGCAATGTTAGAACTTGTGGTGATAGTCCAATTACCTCCCGCGAAGTTGATGCCTCCTGCAGTAGCTAAAGCAGCGCCTCCAGTACTCCATGGTCTAGTACCTACCCCGAAAGTTGCAGTGGAACTTCTTATCCCTGCAACTGTTAAGGCTGTGATTGTAACAGTGCCTATGATGGGATATCTTCCTACTGTCCCAAAATAGCTATTACTTCCATCACCTAACCTGGCTATATCATTATTCTGATAGACTAGCGCTCCATTTCCTGGGATAGACGGAAATGGTATCATACCCATGCGCTGGTAGAGTGAACCGCGATAGACATAGGCATTCACGAGGGTATCAAAAGCATCTTCAGGTTTCACCCAGCTATCTAAATATCCGAAAAGACCTGTCTTGGATGTACCTGTTCCGATGAGAAATGGAGTGTATGAGCTTTCAGTAGTCATTAAACTCCTAGTGCTATCCAAAAGATTGATGAATTAGGTACAGCGGGAGAAACTCGTATCTTAAATTTAGTTTTTTGTGGTGGAGATGTTTCATCTATACAAGTCTTGGGCTGGCCGACTGAAGTGTCACATTGTACCGTGTAATTTACACTTAATATTTTATTTGGAAATCCTGCAGGTGATCCTGCTAGAGCCAGCATCGTATTAAAAAAAATAAAATACTGACCAGCACTGGAAATATCAGCTGTACCCCATTGAAGAATTAGTCCTCCTGGTCCAGGAAACATGTAATATCCCTTTGAATAATCTGATGCTATAATCGATTGAATCGCATTGGTGATTTGAAATGTAGTCGATTGATTGGTGAAAAATAGAGCGGGATTCGCTGCTGCATCCTGCAAGTCTAGCTTAGGATATATTGCAGACGCAGCGCCTGCAACTACAGGGACAGCAGGGATTAGTGGGAAATTTATCTGTCGATGCTGGCCTTGACCGGCGCCGTTATTGAATTTGTAGTGATCGTTATTGAATACAGTATTTAGCTGTGTGAAGTTTGTCAAAAGATCGACTTGGCTATTTACAAGTTTGTCACTAGCCTGTGGAATGCTTGGATTGTATGTCATTAAAACCTCGGCCTTGATCGTTCAGCTTCATATTGTTGATTCGTTCTTGCGAGCGCTACAGTCTCGAAGCGTTTAAGCCCCTCCCACATTGTCTGCGCTGCCAATTTATCCCCTCGATCCATGAAGACATCAAAAGCCGCACCGTAGGCTATGCATTGTCCCCATTCCATTTGAGTAGGATTATCAGTGTCTAAAGTAAGTCCTGATGGATTTATGAAGCCTTCAAGTCTAATCGCATAGACTGTGTCTGGTATGGGACGAAGAGTAAACATTTGCTCGAAGAATAGGATCGCTTGAGGTCTTGTAGGGGTATAGCTTTGGTACTTAGCGATGACTTGTATGCCTGCAGCGACAGGCATTGCAAAGGCAACCGTGTAAAGACCTGTTACGTAATCAATGCTTCCTGCAGCGGAGATATTTCCTGTGAATGTACCTAGACCTGTGTCAGTCGCAATTTGCGTTCCGTTTGTGTCAGCCACTATAAGGCTACCGACCACGATTGGATTGGCTGTTGTAGTGGCTGTGAAGCCGCTTAAAATGCCATTGCCAATGAAAGGTGTGTCGGTATTATAGATAGCTGGCCAATCCTGCAGGAATACATTGGGATCTTGGTAATAGGCCATCTTGAGCCCGTCAGAATAGGCATCAGGACTGTTGGTTAGAAACGGTCCTTGCACGGGAAACGGGTAGGTATCTATGCCATTTTTGGTCTCAAAGTCGATCCATTTGATCTGGATTTGGTTTTTTAACTCAAAAGGCATCGTATATTGAACGTAATTATTGATGTAATCGTTCAACTGAGCATCGGTAAGTGAATCAGGGTCTGTGCCTGTAAGATTCCTTACCTTGTTACGTATGTTTGAGAGAGACCAACCAGCTGCCATATGACCTTAGAGTGTTTTTATGAATTTGCATTGAAAGTTAGGCTTCCATCCAGAAATAAAGCTCTCAGACGTAATACCATTTTGCGCGAGTCTGTCTTTGCGGAGTGGAATCATGCAGGAATTTGGCATATGTTCGTTCATTCCTTCAAGATGATGGACGACTTCGAGAGGGAGATCATACTCTTTGTCATGCATGAGAGTGTAGTGATGCAAAGGATGGGTTTCAGTGGATAGGAAGAACTTAAGTTCACGACCTGGATCGCGAAGATTGTAGAAGCGTATGCGAACCATTTCTGGCATTTTGCGAGCGACTACCACTTCTTTGTTTGGGTAGGAGACTTCTTCTTCTCTTTCGATCACTGCTGATGATTCTTTTTTGCTCATGTTGGTGGGGGCCTTTGTAATATGTTTGAGAATGGACTATATGGCGTATGACCTCCAACGATGGAGATTACTCCTCCACTAACATATGTATAGAAGAGTGTTGTGTCAAGACCTACGGTAAAATTATTAGTGTCTATTACGTCGATAATGAATGCGTTTTTAGAATTTATTTGATCCATACCCTTTACCTGCAAGAAGTCCACAGTCGTAATTGTCGCGTCGGCACTTTGCGTAAAAGGGTGATTAGGACAGGTAACTTGTGCCTGGATGGCGTTGGTTATATTGGTTACGGGAAAGATCGTTACTGGCCATTCGTTTGGCGATGGATAAACAACGGACGGAGGGTAGGATACTTTAGGATTTTTTACTGTCATAACCTACCCTCCGGGTTTTAGCCTAATACAGGCCCATTAAATGTAGCGACAAAGTGCCATACATCAGATGTGGTCTGCATAAGTGTCGTACCAAAAGTAAGCCCAGCTAATCCGAGGTTACGTTGTGGTGTTTGAATCACTTGTGAGCCAAACTGTGTAGTGGCAGGTGCGCCAGTGATTACGTTAAACTGTGGGTTACCAGTTAACGAAAAGGCACTCATACCAGTTGTATCAATATTTACAGTGAACGCTGTGGTACCTGTTACAGCTGTGATCAAGCCACGAAGGCCATTGATCTGCGTCATGCCTGCAACGTTACTGAATGTACCCCAAGTTACACCTACATCAGCTGCAGTGAAGCTATGAGTCGTTGTGACTATCGCTTGCGATGCTTGGCTAATGGTTGTAAGAATTGGGATTGATGTGCTGGGACCCACTGCTGTTGCGACAGTATATGGTGTCTGGTTAGGGACCCATAGATTTCTGTCACCAGTTTTAAATGGCGTCACACCATTGCTAGTGATATAGGTGTCTTCTCTAGCTAAAATTGAGTTCATTGTAGCTACAAAAGCCGATCCAGAAGGCATAGTACTTTGCCATCTGAAATAATACACTTTATCATCAACAGGAGTGCCCATTTGGGTCAGGTTCCATGCCTCAAATTCATCAGGTGTTCCACCCAATGCTAAATTTTGAGCCGCCCCACCTAACACAGTGGTAAAACTGGTTAAAAGTGGACCGCTAAAATTTGTCTGATAGACGTTTTTAATTTCTGCCATATAGCCCCCTTAAGTAGTTGCTAATGTTGAAGTGACCCTTGCGAGCCAATTATCGTTAAGGAGACGTGTAGCAAATGGTACTTTCCAGCCTACTGACGATCTTTGATCGACAGGGTCGGCAGTACCAGCAGAACCAAGTGGCTTAACGATAAGTTGAGCCTGCATCGCACCAAGTTTAACGACACCATAAGCCTCACGACCCATGACGAAACTCGAGTAAACTGGAGTTGCGGCACCATCATTAAAACCGTTTGTTGACGTTAACCAGCGAATATTTTTGGTCTGGCCCCATTCAGCCATCAAAGTAGTGGTTTGATTGGCATAGTTGGCAACGCTTTGGAATGATGACACGGCGTCAAGATCTTTTTCCAAATCTATGGACATGAATCCCCAGAAAGATGCTCTGGACGGTGCAGTTCCGAAACGATTTTCGCCTTCGATGATCGGAGTTAGGAACTCAGCATTTCCTTGACGGAGTGCTCGGGTTACTAATTGAAAATCACTATCATTAATTTCTGTAGGAGTGTTACCATTAACACCTTTAGAACACGCAATAGTTGAGCTAGTTCCAATCATCATGTCTCTAATTAGTGTGTCTAATGTCAAACCTAATTGAAGTGATAATACTTTTGTAAGCTCATTTAATACGCGATCTTGAACAGTATATTGGATGATGTCGCTTACAATCATGTAAGAGGCATACCACGAAACCTGTGTGCTAAAGTCGATAACGCTAGCCGCAGTACCTGGAGGGCTAACAGCTTCGACGATAGGAGTTGCTGCGGCATTTAATGTACCGAAGCGTCTGAAGACCAGGGAATCGCCTGAATTCATAGGGATTGTTCGTCGTACCGCAAATTTGTCGTAAATAAGCGCTGGAGTCGCAATCTTTAGAAGAAGACGGTCATAATATACCCTGACTTCTGGAGGAATGTTGTTTGTTGTATTTGAGGTCATTTACATTTCCCATGTCAATGATCTCGCGTATTGGCCTTGTAAAAAGCATCGAATTCAGCATCGCTCATCGTTGCATAGTTAACGGTTTGAGGCACAAAGGTGCCTTGGCCGCCAGTCATAGACAATGACCCAGGTTTCATGGCGTTCTCCAGCATACGCAACTGTGGTGATGACACAGGTTGAGATGCAGTAGGTGCCTGCTGATATGAGTATTGTGATTTGGCTCTTTGTAACTCTTGGCGAGACTGTTCAAGCTCACGTTGCATCTTTCCTAACTCATAGGCAAAGAGGGGCTTGTTCTCAGCTGATCTAATACCGTCCGCGAGATGTGGTTTTTCTTTAACAAGAGGAACCGTATACTTCTCTACCACTTCGTCATAATCGCTGTACTTGCTAGCAACCGTGTTCTCAGTAACCTTAAATTGAAGATCTGCAATTTGCTGTTGCATCTGACGGAATTTACCCGTCATATCTTCTTCGTAAGCTCCTCTCGTGAGAGGTTCGCTACGATCGATACTTTCAATCTCAGGGACTGGTTGGTTTTGTTTTGTAAGTTGCGATTTCCAAAGCTCCAAGTTGTATCTCAGCTCTTCGTTTTCTCTACGCTGTCTTGACATCTCATCTCTCATCGCGGCGAAATTACGATCAGTTTCAGAAACTTGTACTGGAGGCGGAGCGACCGCGACCACTGGCTCGGGAGCTGGTGGTTTTCCATACATAGCTTCCATTGTCTGAGCGTCTTCAGGTGATTGAAGGTAGGAGTTGTAAGAATTTTTACTCTCGGCGCCAGAGTTATTTACGCCCATTTCTGAAGTCATAGTGCCTTACTTTTATCAGGAAACTAATACGTTTAATTCTTTTCCACGCTCCATAACGCTGATAAACTGATCTTCGGGTCTATCAGATAATAGTAGAGGATGTGACGGCACATCCCACGGAGCGGATAGTTCGGGTTTGAACTCAAATAGGCCTTTAGCGTTATCTACGTACCATACGAGCACTCCTATCAAGGATGGAGGCTTTTCACGATAGGCCTTTACGGTCTGTCGGATCTGGTTAGGTACGAGATAGTTCGGGCGAGCGCAATACACGGCGTAAAATGGAGTTTTCTCATGTTTCATCTTAGAAACAAAGTCTTCCACATACTGCATACATCCGCGAGACATAGCCTCACGTAGCTCGCCCAGCTCTAAAGTCATTTAGTACCCGTTTTGATCGGTGGTATCGTTGTACATCATGTATGGAGCAATGCGAGCATGATCTTGCTTTTGTCCTTCATGACCAAACTTTCCAGCAGAAATTTCCATCATCTCTGATTTGAAGTCTGTAACGCCCATAGCATGGTATTCACCTGAAGTAGAACCTTCTTTTGCTTGCATAGGTTTTACTGTTCCGTGTGAATACTTTTCTTTAGCTGTATGTTGTTTATGACCCGCTCTGTCGTGTGGGTTTTCAACACCATGGCTACGCTCATTAACTGATTCTCTCATAACACCCTCTTATCTTTTTGGGGGTTTTGGTTGGCCGGGTTTTTGTGACATGTTGTCTCCAAAGTTTTAGGTTATATATGTGTTCAATATCTAGCAACGTTGTTATGCAGCCTTAGGTTTAGACTCTTGCGAGCCCATCTTTGCTAAGGCCTCTTGCTGCCCCTCTAATTCACGGAGAACCTGCACTTTACTCATAAGTGCCTGAAGATCCATTCCTTCGAGCTCTTTCACAGCCTTCACGAGGTTGAGTACTCCAGCGGTTCTATCTTCTTCGGCTCGCTGTATGCGCTCTTCGGATAAGGCTGCATCTAATTTTATCTTGTTGGTACGTTCCTGAGCTAAGGCCTGATCAGAGAGCGCTTTCGACTCGATTCCATCAGTCATTACACGAAGTTTTTCCATCTCAAGTTGCTGTTGCTTGTTTAGCATGTCTTCTTGCTGTTTGGCTTGAGCATCGAGTATTTCATTGAGCTTATCTTTGTCATGGACGTTTGCATTCTCGATCAGCATGGAATCAGGTATGTTGATGCCTATCTGACGCAGAGACATAAGCGATAGGAAGTTATTTTGTCTTTGGGTATCTGTTAGCGCACCTTCTTCGATTACGATGTCGTAGCGCGAGAATAATGAGCTAAAGAATTCTGGAGTGGGCTCTTTTTTGGTGATCAACTTTACTTTTTCAGCAGAGTAGTTCTTTTGAATCAGCTTCATAGTCTTCTCACCCAGCATCTTTTGGGTGATAGATAGGTTGTCAAATAGCCTGCGAAGAGATATTAGGCCTGCATTGACACGCATCTTGGCGAGCATTGCGGCAGTTTCTACCTTGTCATTTTCTGGCATGCCTAACATTTCGGGATTAATGCCTAGAATGTTAGGGATATCATCCATGAACTGTTCCATTAGAGCAAAATGGCCTTCAGGAATGATGGGTGGATCTATTCTCTTGATGTCAGTATCAATATTTGTCTCAGGCTTAGCAAACATTACCTGCCCTTGACCTGATTTGTAGGCAGATTGGTTGTTGGTAAGAGCATTTGTCTTGAGAATCCACCCTGAATTCAGCGAGCTATCGAGGATGTCCACCATCTTGGAGCGACGCTTGTTTAATTCAGTTTGGGGATCTCGTATTAAGCGGATGAGACTCTGCATCTTCCATTGAAATAGATCATATGATGGTTCATAGACGGCAAAAATAGGGCAGAATCCATAATCATCTAAGCCATAAGGATCTCTACCGTAATAGAGGAGCTGATTTTCGACTATGATGCCTAACTCTACCTGCTGACAAGGCTTGCGCATCTTACGAAGGTTTGGATGCATGGAGAGTATGGCATTGATACGATCCTTGGGTCCGTTCCATTCCATGGTTTCACCAGATGTCATATCTACTATGACATCGCGTACAGCCCACTTCTTGCACCAGTACTCTGTGTAAGACATTAGCTTGTTTAGCGCGCCTTGACGAACGTAGGGAATATACGTAAACTTATTGTCCCGTGTACCGTACGACAGACGTAAGATTTCTTCTTCCTTATCAGGGAGCAGAGATATAACGGCGGAACGCGAAAGATACTTACGCCTGGCAAAGAATGAGCAGTCGCTCAAATCTTGATTATAGAAGAATGGATCCCAGATGGTGTCATTCCAATGTGATAAGTTGTATTTTATCTCTCCGTTGATCGGGTCGTCTCTATAATCTATCCAAGGGCTTATCCATGAGATACCTGTGACCATGGCATCCTTGAAGCCTGTGGACAGCATGTCATAGCCACCGCCTTTAGTCATGGTGTATTGGATAGCATCAGAAAGGATCTCAGCGGTTCTGTCAGAGGAGTTTTCTATTGGAAAGGCTTTCGTAGCTAGGCGATTCTGCCTCTGAATACCTTCTATGAGGTTTATCATGCGCATGCACATGTTGTAGGTATAGCTAGAACGGCCTTGATTGTTTAAAAATTGGATTTCCTGAGGGCTCCACTGGTTCGATAAGTAGTACGACTGATCACGATACGCTTCGGCATAAAACGGATTAATCATTTGATACGCACGGTCGTAGCGCTCTGAGAAGTCGTTTACGATCTTTTGGTAGTCTTCGAGGGCGGGGTCTACTATCTTTTTTCTGTAATCGCGGAGAAAGTCTGCTGCATCATCTTGGTAAGCGGCTACGGGATTTCCCATCAATACTCTTGGGTAAAGATGGGATATTAGCCAACATTGTTTTTAGATACAATAGTCATGTTGCTTCATTTTTCGTCATGACCTTGGTTTTTGGTGGGAAGTTTATAATCTTATCTTCACATTGCCAGAGACGCCATCTAATGTCGGCTTGGTAAGTCAACTCATCGCGCTCGTTATACCATTCGTCGCCATCCCAGACATAGAGAGGCGGGTTTTTGTCATACCACTTCATCAGATAACTTTGGAAATCTTTCTTGTGCCACCGTTAATGGAAGTCCTGTCATAGGATTTATCCATATCTTTTTTTCATCTTCTTCCAACTCGTTGATTTCGCATCTGAATTGAAAGTATGGATTGTCCAATGGATCGCTGGGATTGGCTGGCTTAAAGTTTAATTTAAGGCAAGAGAGTCTCTTACCAGCTATTCCATTTATGTTAGCCAATTCAAACAGAATTTTGCAGCACTCTGTCAGCATTTCTACGCTCAATTCTTCATATCCATAGAGGATGGGTATCTCTGTCATTTTTTCTTCTTCTTTGCCATCTCTTCAGCCTTCTCACACTTTGCATCACGCTTGATGTCTTTCTTGAGAAGCTGGTTCATGTCTTTGTCGACGTGCTTCTTCACTTTCTTGATTTCTTTGTCCATTCTAATTTCCTGTATATAAATAATAAATCTTAGGTCTTCCGCCAGTTTTGATTTTATTCATTTCAATATGTCCTCTATCGAGCAAAAAACGAATCGCACACTTTACCTTAAATGCATCCTGCAAATATGCCCAATGCTTTCCATGATAGATATCTCTAGCGGTAAATTTAGATGGAACTTGTTTTTTTTCTAGTTTTAACAAAAGCTCATGAGCGGCACGCATATCTCCATCATATACCATGGCTAAATCTGTCCCTTTTAGGCACTCTGTTAGGTCGCCTATCAGGGTATTGACGTTGGTTTTTGATTGAGTTCGCTGGCTTTTCCGGCATACTCATTTGATGCGCGCATCCAGGGCACTCAGCTTCATGCTCTATAGCTTGCTCGGCTATTGCTGCGTCATGGGCTAACTCACGCATCAATGGGCCAGAGCAAGCACAAAGCAAAGTAGCGATTAAAAGTATGTATTTCATTATACACCAGGGGTTAATGATAAATCTAATGTTGGTTTAATGTCATTTTGTGGCTCCTGCTGTGTGTCAACGACGTCTTCAGCCTGTCCATGAGTATCTACCACACTGATTGAAAAGGTACAAGAGGTAAGCAGGAATATGATGCATAAGTATCCCATTATCTTATTCCATTGAGTGCCAGGTACGTGTTTCTCTATTTTATGGCAGTCGAAGCATCTTCTGTCAATGCCCATGGCGAGAAAACTGGCGTCTTTCATGGGTTTTTTGCATACTTTGCACTTAGGTATCTTCATTGGCTTCTTCGATATCTTTTTCATAAATTTCTTCCCACTTGAGACCAACAGTATTCATATTGCTCATGATTGGATTTGCGTATTTTATCACTAGCTCAGTACTTCTAAGGTATTTAAAGTCTTCCGATCGCACCTTCTGAAGGTGAAGTATGAGTGTTTGCACGCATTTTTTAGCCATATCTGGAATTTCATCTTCGAAGTCTTCGCGCGTTCCTATGAATTTCGTGTAACATCCTCTCCATTTACTCGGGCCAATGTCCGGGGTCGATTCTGTGAGGACGTAAGGTAGTCGTTCAGTCATTTCGATACTCGTGTAGGTCTTTTTGCTTTAGGTTTAAGGCGTTTACTTGTCTTGCTTGGTCTAGGAGATTGCCATCGTGTCAGTTTGCTCATTTTGTACCTTCAGGGTTGCCTAATGCTGTGTTGATACCAGCGGTGGGTAAAGCAACTGGTGGCATGTCGTTGTATCTAGCTGACATATGAGCAGGATCCTGTACGATTATATCGCGATGCAAGGCTAGCGAGCCTTCTCTCCTAGGAATGGGTTGACCTATTTCTAGTACCCTATCAATGTCAGCTGTGAGTTGCTTGCCGTGTTTGTGATGCTTGATTTTACGTCCAAAACAGCAAGGGAAACAGTTATTACATGAATTATTTACCTCTACAGAGGATCGGCCATCGACTTTATGGATACCTTCAACGATTGGTGCTGTCATGATTTACCTCTTAAAAGATACCATATGAGCCACATGCTACCCAGGATTACTATGAGGAGGCAAAGGCCAGGGACGATTAGGTTCAACATATATTTTCAGCTCTTTAAGGTACTCTTTCAACCTATCCAAATTCTCATTTAATACCAATGCCTTTGAGAAATCGCAAAGCCATTCTGTTACAAGTACCATATCCTCAAGTGTTAAAGATGTGCCCGCACAGAAATCCCACACGCCGCCTAACTTGTTGCGCCGGAAGTAGGCCTTCATGAGCTGACCCTTGCGGTTCTTGACGAGGTACATGCGTGAGTTGGAGGGGAGGCGATCGCTGCACTTAATCCAATGAGGATGATGGCCTATGTTCATTTTGCCTCCATAGGCTACGGTAGGATTTGAACCTACGTACCTCAACTTAACAGGTTGATGCTAAACCACTTAGCTACGTAGCCAAAATAGTAGGTAATTTTATGAGCTTGGTAAGGTTTCACGCTCTACCACTGAGCTAACAGCTTTCGCCGTGTATGAGTTGAACATACGACATTAAAATAGATAACCAATGCTCTTCGACCCACTTAAAATAATTTAGGTAAATAATTGTTGGAGGGGTAAATATGGTATAACCCTCTAACTTCGACCCAAAAATTCTTGTAATACTGTTATCACACTCGCGTCAAATCCTACAATCCTAAGTATGTTGGGATCAGGTGGAAAGTTTGTGTATGGATTGGCTGCGAGGGCAATTTCTATGACTTTTGTCTGCACGCCTATTCTTTTACGGTATTGATCAAGCGCGACTTTAGCATGCACGTTGCCGGCCCATGTCTCAGAGTCCGTCAGAATAATGATAGCATCGTATTCTTTGCCTGTTATCAATGCATGGGCGATAGGTATGGAGCAGTCAGTTCCACCTGAAGGAAAGCGCGCTTGAAGCAAATCATCGATTGAGTTGCGCTTGCCAAAAGGTAAAAGCATAACTTGTGTCGTGAATCCTATCATCTCTACGTTAGGTTCTGTCTTTAGCATAGTGTGCGCTAATATAAGTGATATCTGAGAGCATGTCATACTCATATTGGCCACGTCTGTACCTGACATAGAGCCTGACACGTCTACACCTATTAGGATGCGTTTGTTTGTGGGCGCAATAGTCTGCATAGCTAGCGAGTACATTTCGTGCAGGGCATCGAGGATGTGTTGATTTGGCTGCCAAGACTTATTTCCCTTGTCTCCATGTCCTTGACGATAGGTACAAATAGTTTGCATGACACTGATCGGATGGATTTTTTCTCTTAGAACCAACATAGGGCTGCACAATTTCTCACATATTACCTGTGTTTCATGCGAGCGACCTTCTGTCAAGCCAATGTATGCATAGCGATTGAGGTTGCGCATCAGGGCATTCAGGGGCATGTTGAGCAGGAGCGACTTTAACACACTTTGCACATTGAGCATTTCATTAGGGATCATTTCCCAAGTGAGACCGTATTTCTCGATTACCTCTGGTATGTCTTTTATCGCTGCAACGGTCCTTAGATACTCGTAGCCTTTAATGATCTCTGGCAATAGGTCAGGTATACATTCTTTCCCTACCATATATCGGTAGAGTTGATTAGTTCTTTCATCGCTTGTCTTAGGATGGCATAGGCGTAGTACGTCACGGTGTGTGTAGCCTGATCGCGAACGGTATTTTACGACTTGATAGGCTAACTTATCATCAGATTTACACAGGTACCAGTTTGCAACGGCCTTCCTAAGACCGCGTGACCATCCTCTGAGTGGCTTAAGAAAAGTGAGTAGCTGGAAGAGGTGTGTTGGTGTGTAGCAAATTTCAGAAATGTATGAATAGGCAAGCTTCCGTGCGTCTATATCGGCGAAAGTAAGAAGTAGTGCGTAGGTAAAGAGTATGGCGTTGTGTTTGGGAGCTCTGTGTCCGCTACAGAATGATAAGATTGTGTTAAGGACACGCCTTCCATCCTTCTTGATGTTCTCAATAGTTCGTGTGGCATTGTCGTGGGTGAGTTTTTCTTCTGAAACATAGTATGTTCCGCCTTCCGAGCCCAGCAGAAGGAATCTCTCGAGGGCTTCCTGATCAGATATTGCGTAGACATAGCCTCCAGCATTATTCTTGACCATGTTTTCGCCAGGAATAGGCTGTGATTGAGGTGGATTTAAGTATTTTATGTAATTCTTCATACAAACCTTGGATAAAAATACATATATGGCCAGTTTATATACCCAATATATAAGCCACATAGAGCGACCCAAGTGCAGTAATATGTCAGATTGATTTATTCTTGGATAGTAGACGAGAAGATTTGTTATGCGGCAGGTGGGACATCCCAGCCTTGCGCTAAAAGGTCATTGGCATCTTCCACGACTTGGTCCATAAGCTCCTTACAGGGAATGCCTGTGAGCTTGTGTGTGCACATAACAAAGTCGCTAACGATACCTGAGCAAGTGCGCCATTTTGTAATGCTTATTGCACCTAGAGAGCTCATAGATCTGCCGTTCTCTACTTTCTTTTAAATGTCTCATAATTACCTCCTAAGGTGAGACTGTTTCTCCATCCATTCATTAAATTTTTCAGTGTGCACGTAAAATCGACCATGCACTAGCGACAAGAAGCTCTCTGCACCGTTGTCGCGTCGCCGAGCGCAGATGTTGCGCATGGCCCCTTGGCTTGGATATTGGAAATGCTCTTTCCATTTTGTCAAAGGTACCCATTCAAGTTTTTTCTCAATCATTTTGCTTTCTCCTCTATAAATATTTATAAAACCTTCCTGAACTGGCCTCAGCAGCTTTAGTTACTGCTGCTTTGTATGACTCCATCATAAACTGCCCTGACCTCTTTTGGCTAAGTTATGTACTGCTAATATTCAGCGAAATTTCCTTCATAGTAAGCATATGTCACTAACCTTAAGCGAGTTATACTTATTTTTATTACGGAGCTGAGCCTTGACGATGTCAGGATTTGTGTCAGAGCATGGGCGCGGATGAAAATGCTTGAGGTTGAGTCGTCTGCGTTCATTAGTCTATCCTCATAGAGTTTCTGCCAATTTCAGTATAAATTCTCTCTATAACCATATCAAAGTCTATAGTGGTAAAATATATCTCAAACTTATTTAGTCTTTTTTTAACTGCTATAGACTTTTCCTTAATACCTAAAATAGCTTGGAAACACTCATTCAATTCATTTAAGTCTTTGTCAGCTTTCTCTCTCATGTAAAACTCGGGTTGTATTTTTTCCACCACGACTCAGCCTGGATATCGTCTACGCCTTTGTCGCCTGAGAGGTGTAACTTAATTCCTTGAGCCATATAGCGTGCGGCATCCGAAGCATGAGACGACCAATCGTGCAAAGGTATCTCATCGTATTTCTTCTTCTTGTCATCGTATTTGCGTCGATAGTTCTCCAAAGCCTTAATGAGATAGGCACACTTGGTTTGATCGATCCAGAGGCGATTAAACATGCTTCTGAGGGCCTCGATGCCTTCTTCCTTGGCAATGCGATGCTCTCGAGGCAAGACAGTGAAAGTTACGCCCAATCCACCAGCGATCTCACGCGCGCTCATTCCCAGACTGTATTCGTGTATATCCATATCATGCGGGACGAAATGCTTCTCATAGATGTATGGCTTCTGCTTTATCATACGGATATGATCAGTCAATCCTTCTTTGTGTGATTCGTAGTAGTCGATGACGTGGACTTCTTGTCCAATGACTTGGAAGAAGATAATCGCCGCTGATGCAAAGCCGCGGTCGAAACTCGTGTATACGGGCTTTGAGCTGTCGTATGGGACGTTGGCAATTCTTTTGTCTTCGCGGGCTTGTTCGAGGTATTTCGCATAGTAGGAACCTTGTATGCCTAGGGTGAATGATACATACCATTCTTGTTGAATCATGTCCTCCGACATACCCTCAGAGCGTATTATGTCAATTTCTTCTGGTGATTTGACGCCAGTATCAGAGACGGCTAATTTAGATACAAACCAATCTTTATTGTTTACTTCACGATCATAGAGGTCTTTACCATGGTTGCTGCCACGAGGCGTATAGACAAAGACTACAGGGCTCTCGTTGTTATCGACTATAGGCCTGATGACATCGTAGGCACGAGGATCGTGCTCAGCATATTCAGATAGGATGATGCCATGACAGTTAACACCTCTGATCGCATCATAGTTATCGGTACCTACGATCTGGATGATGCTTCCATTCTTTAAAGTGATCTGCATCTGGACTTTGTTTATCGACTCTACATATACTTTTGGGATATGATCTATGTTCTTGAATCCGTGATCATCAATATTATCCCACACTACTTTACGGCCTTGAGAATAGCTAGGAAACAGGTAGTAGTACACACCCCTATTCAAAAGGGCATAGAAGATTAGCCAGTTGAATGCGCACTTATCTTTGCCCGCACGCCTATGCCACACAAGGATCGCACGCTTCCTAGCAGGTGTAGGAGCATACATATAGTCGAAGAACGGTTTTTGGTAGAAGCGTGGAGTGAATTTATAGGGTATTGGTATTGACTCAGCCATCGTTCTTTGGCTTACGTTGGCACTCAGAGCCGATTGGTACGTCTATGGGTGGCAATTCTTCTTTGTTACTTCCAGGTGGATCTTGGTCACGTTGCTTCAGGTATACTTTTCCGAGCCATACCCCCATCGTAGCATTACCCTCCATGAGGAGCTTAACTTGCTGCCGACGCACTGACATCTTACCGTTGGCCCTTCCTTCCTTTAAGATCGCCTCAAAATTTCTAATTAAGAGATCTTCAGAAATATTTAGCATATGGCATATTTCTTCGTTGGTACAATGAATCTTAGCCAGATCCATAATCGCTGCATCATCAACTACCTTTCTTGGCCTACCTGCATTACTTCCGTCATGACCCACAGCATTTTTGTTTCCAAGAGGTGGTCCGTGTCCTAAAGCATTTTTGCTGCCCTTTGGTGCTCCCATAATCCCTCAATTTATTTCCATCAAGTTATCCCCCATCGTTTTTTCACACAACTATTTTCTTGCCCACACCCATGCCTAAACAGATATCAGACTGATTTCTTATTTACCCATTGCAAATAATCATTGGCCTTATGTATAGTAGTGTCATTAGCAATACCAATAGGAGGCTAAATGAAGATCAAGATCGACATACGCACAGTTTACGGTACAAAGAAAATGTACCCAGCTTGCGAGCGATCGCAACTGTTATGCGATTTGACAGGCCATAAAACATTCACCTCAGCCAATATTGATACCATCAAGAAGCTTGGCTATGAGATTGAAGATGCCAGCCCTAAACACACATTCTAAGGAGAATTTATGGAAGTAGATACTGACGAAAAATTGCGATTAGCGAATGTCTATGCAAAGATGATGGGTGGAGAAATATTAGATATTCTAAAAAAGTATCACGATCATCTTAACCCAAATATGATACTGAGTGCTGTGCAATCGTTGGTTGCGAGATTAGCGTTTATGAGCGCACCAAATCCTAAACGTGCCATGGAGCTGATGTCTGATGCCATAAAGCGTGAATTGTCTTTAGCACCTGAATTTAAAGCACAAGCCGAAGAAAAAGAGGAATCAAATGCTAGAGAATGAAAATAATTCTAAATATTGGGAAATAATCGCACCTGTATTGCGTGAAGAAATTAAGGATATTTTATATAAGTATCAACATATTATCAGCAGTAGAATGGTCGAAACAGTAGCGTTACTTTCTCTTTTAGAAGTAGCATTTAATACTGAAAAAGATCCCAAAACTACCATAGAACGTATGAAAGAAATATTAGATACAGAATTATTACGAGGTCTAAAAATTAAAAAATTAATTGACAATGAAAAATCATCCGACAAAAAAGGTGATTTAGATGGATGAAGATGAAAAAGAGTTTGATGATGTCGTGGCAGGGATATTTATGATAACTCGAGGCACTTCATTTGAAAATCTCCGTAAGTTTAAAGCACTGCTGACTTTTATCATCGCGCAAGCGATTGCGCATGGAGAAGAGGATATTGAAGATGGGTTTAACGAAACACTAGAAGCATTAGCAGAAGGGATTAACTTGCAATTGTCAAGATTCCCTGATGACAATAGAAAAATAATTGTAAAAAGGAGCTATGAATGAAACACGTAACGCTAGATTGGGACACATATAAGAAAGAATTGGAAGATGCAAAAGCATCAGGTATTAAGAACGGCATATATGATGCTGGACGATATATTATCAATGAGAAGAGCGCCTTTTATTTCGAAACCGAAGGATGCGCTCATGCATGGGCTGACCTAAGAGAGATACTCGCCCAGCAGTTCACCCGGAAAGTCTAACCCTGTGCCCACAGCTTCAATATCCGTAAGGAAAGAGGTTTGTGGGCATTTCTTCTTGTAACGACTCGTCACGGTCCAAATATCTTCGAGCTATGCCATGATAGCTCCCCTTCGATGATTTAGCTTCCTTGGCCTGTTTCTGTGCGTCAGGAACCAATCTATTCTTAGCCTTAGCCATTCTCTGATAGATATCGCAAGCATTGTTAGCCTCATCGCAAAAGCTATCGTAGTCTTGATTAAATTTCACCACTTGTGCCGTCACGCGCCTTACTAGCAAAATATTCCTGTAACTTAAGCCAAATCCATGGCTAGTCACGTAAATAGTTAATCCCTCCGGTCTATTGTTTCCATATCGCTCGACTACTTCCATTGCCTTTTTTTTATTTCTCTCAAAATCAGGGTGGTAGTGCGACTCATTCTGTGAGGTCGTGGACATCAGATATCCTTCTGATTTGCTGCAAAAGCTCATCAGGATTAATTATTCGAAAGTCAATTTCTAGGTTTGGGCTCGTCCTATTGGCTGCATAGTAACAATCTATATTCAAATGTTTTAATTTTATAGGGTTTTTAGCCTTAATGTCCTGTGCCTTAGCGTAATTCACCTTTTGCCAGTCTTCTTTTTTCGGAGGATACTTCTTCGTATCGACCCTCGAATTCTCCCGATCGCGCTTTATCCACATACGAATAGTGGCGGCATAGTTTTTCTTGGGCTTCTTGCCTTCACTGTCAATCCAGTCGTTTAT